ATGACTGGCGGACTATTAAACTTCGCTCAAATCAAAAACTCGGTTAAACAAAACTTAGCTGGCGGAGAAGTTACTGCGAAAGTAGTTAACGATGCGCTTGAAAAAGTTTACCAACGCGGCGGTAGCGTAAATACAATTCTTACAAATACGGCTGGTGCTCGTCAGTTCTCGAAATTACTTGGCGACAAAATCCAAATCCAACAACAAGATACTGTACGTGGCGGCTACGTTGCTACATTCGTTTCTGACATCGTTGGCGGAGACGTTGCAACTATCGTAGTTGACAAAAACATGCCAAAAGATAAAGTCGTTTTATTCGACCGTTCAATTCTTTCTATGCACGCATTACAAGGACGCGCTCTACACGATATGGACGCTACTACTCCTGGTGCTGACTACGTTTCTCGTCAAATCCGCGGTGAGTACGGCGTTAAAATCATGAACGCTAACGAAAAAATCGCTGTATTAGAAAACGTAAGCAAGACTGTATCTTAATTAAACGGGAGGGAATACGATGGCTACTTTTAAAGCATCGCCACATTATTCCGTCCACTATAAAGGCGGCAATCTTGAATTCGATCATGTCGGCTTATACGAAACATCTGACGAGGGAGAAATCGCAGTCCTTAAAGGGCTGTGCCCTCGTTATTTAATTTGTGTGGACGAAGGCGAAGAACAACCGAAGAAAGCAGAACCAAAAGCGGAGGCGAAACCGGCGGCCAAGCCGAAAGCAACACGCAAAACCTCCGCGAAATAAGAGATTGGCCTAACGGCTAACTAAACGGAGGTGCTTTACGTGTGGAACTTAACGGAAGCCAACGACTATATAAAATTCAACGCTATTGATAACGAAGATTTCCTCGACGCGGAAGACGATCGCAAGCAACTGTTACTAAACGTCAGTAAGCGCACAATCGACCGCAAGTTCAAAGATATCGAAATCCCCAACGAAGCCTATTACCTGTTTGGCGCTGCCCTCGGCGCAATCTTCAACGATACGAACAAAATGGCGCAGCAAGGCGTTGCTAGCTTCGGAGTAGCAGGCATTAACTTCACGTTCAAAGACGGTATTGGCTCGAAGAACGGCGCACCGGTAGATTTAGCGGGTTTTATTCCCGACGAAGTATACGAAATGCTGGGCGTCAGTAAAGCGCGTACCGTGAAATGGACGGTGTTGTAAATGGCGATAATTCCGATGAAAGACAAGGCAATAATTAAGCGTCCCGGTGCAAAAGACGACTGGGGCAACGTTATTAGCGAACCGATTGAGTTCACGCTTAAATGCCACGCTGACATAGTAACCAACGTTGTACAAAACCAACTCGGCGAGGAAGTTGTATCTGGCGCTTCCTTTATGTTCGATAAATTAGCGGACATTCGTTACGACGACGAAATCAGTTATACGAATGAACTAGGCGTGACAGTCGAACGAACTCCTATAAAAATCGATTATCCAAAGCTTACGAAGGTTTTACTAACGAGGGTGTACGTGTAATGGGTCGCGAATTTGAGATAAACATCGATGAAATGATTCGCGATTTAGAGGGTTTCAGACGAGAAGCACAAACGGCGCTGCACGGTACGATGGACGAAATCAAGGACGACTGGGTTCAGAAGTCTCGCGACGTAGCACCGTTAGATGACGGAAACCTACGACGCCAAATTGACGGAACAGTAGAAGGAACCGGCGCTAATTCGAAAGTTATCGTAACCGGCAATGCGACAAACAGTTCACGCGGATTTGGTCGATTTAATTACGGTTACTACCTTCACGAAGAAGCGCCAAGTTCTACGAATCTGTCAACGCAAGGCACAACGTTAAAGTTTCTTGACGAACCGGCGCAAGAACGTGAGGCGGAGTGGATGCGTTGGCTTGAAGAGGACATACGCAATGCAGCAAGGCGAAGGGGGTTTTAATACGTGGGCTTAATCGAAGAAATCAACGCGATATCAGACGTCATCAAAACGGACTTCCCTACGCTCAAAGTTAATAAGCAGTATGTACCCGAAAAGCCGACTAAAGGCGAAATGTGTGTACGTGTTCAGCGATTGAACTCTGGCGCAGATACGTCCGCAAGCTACGTACTGAATCGTGAATATCAATTAGTTTACTTCGGACTCAGCAACGTTGATTTGCTAACGAAAATTGACACGCTGACGGACCGATTCAACAACGAAATAAAAATACCGATTGAAGGGACTCGCTACTTAACCGTCGAGTCTCTTTCTTTTTCTCAACCGTTTAAGACAGCGGAAAATCTTGACGCAGTAATTGGCGTGCTAGTAGGAACAACGCGTAAAGGCGTGGTTATTCCGGATGCTCCTCTGGTTGAGAACGTTGAGATTAGAACTACCGCAGACTTTGCGCAGTGGGGCCGGTTAGATGGGTCTTTGACTCCGGATGACACGAGCGACGACATTACGATGTCAGAAATTGAAGGATTCAGAATGCGCGAATTAGAAGACGGCAAGTTCTTATAAAACAATAAGGAGTGATACGATGGCAGGTCAATGGGATCCAACCAATCTACCGATTAAGCCCGGACTTTATATCAACTTTAAAGAAGCGGCAGTCGCACAAATTACAGGCGGTTCATTCGGAATCGTCGGAATGCCTTTATTCAATTATACAGGCGGAACTGCTTCGGCAAAACAATTCTACACGGTTAAAAACGAAGCAGAGGCAGCGACTCTATTCGGTAGCGATAATATTCAACCGATTAAATTCGCGCTTCAAGCGGGCGCAGCAGAGGTACTTGTTTACGCAATGCCAGCAACACCTGCAACTCAGGATTATACAGACATGCGTACGGCTTTCGAAGCTCGACCATTCAACGTCTTCGTATATCCGAGCAAAGTCACAAATACGGAGCAAGACAACACTCTAACGTGGTGTAAATCGAATAAAGCGGAAGGAAAACACTTCATGACGGTATTCGGTGGCGACGCTACAACGGACCTAGATCCGGCAGTAGGTAACGCAAGTTCAGCACGATTAGCAGACGATTATTCAGTCAACGTTATCGTCGGTGTTGTTATTGAAGGCGTTAATTACACGTCAAGTTCGTTTGCTCCGTATGTAGCAGGACTTATCGCAGGTAAGCAAATCAACCAAGCGATTACTTATTCGATTTTACCTGTTGACGATGTAACTAAACGACTACGTAATAGCGAAATCAAGACAGCGCTACAAGCAGGGTCGTTAGTTATTTCGCATGACGGCGAAAAAGTAAAAATCGAGCAGGGACTAACAACAAGCGGTAAGAAAATTCGTTCTGTACGTGCGCGTCAGGCAATCGCTACTGATTTAGCGAAAGCGGCACGCGATAACTATGTCGGTCAAATTTCAAATAATGAAGCAGGTCGCAATGCGTTAATTGCGGCTATTTTGGCGTACCTTGAAACGCTCGAAAACGAGGACGTGCTGATTCTCCCTAACGTAGAAGAAAACCCAGCTGTGCAGCTTGATCCTACAAGAGAATCCGTTGGCGACTCCGTTTTCTTAGTTATCAATTACACAGAAGTGGATTCGATGGAGCGCATTCTCATCAACATCCAACTATAAGGGGGCGGGATAAATGGCATTAGATGCTACAAGAACACTGAGCGGTACGATGTGCAAAATTTATCATAACGGTAAATGGGTTACAAACGCTAAAGGCGTTGAGCTTCAAGGTGAAATTAACTATGAAGATATTCCACGCGCAGGCAACCGATCTTTAGGTAAAAAAGCAACAACTATCGAATGGACTGGAACTTTAACTAATTACAAAATCAATCATGACTTTATCAAAGCTATTTCACAAGTCCGTCACGAAAACAAAACGGCTTATGTTACGGAATTAATGGTCGAAATTAACGATCCAGAAAGCCCGGACAGTAAAGCTTGGATTCGTGTAAAAGGCGTTCAATTCAGCACAATTCCACTTCTTAACTTTGAAGTCGGATCAATCGTAGAAGAGGAATTACCGTTCTTCTTTACGGACTACCAATACGTTTAAACAATACGGCGGGCTTCGGCTCGCCTTTAACTTTGAAAGCAACCGAAAGGATGATTATATATGGCAAAGAAAAAATCGAACGCACTAGAGGCATTACTGAGCGCTAATCCTGACGTACAAGAACCGGTTTACATTAAACGATTAGATACAGACTTCGTACTTAAAGCGCTAGACCAAGACGAATTGACATCTGCGCAAGAAGAAGCGACTTTTGACGGAGTTACTAACGATACTGAAATGAACAATCTAATTATCGCAAAAAGCTGCGTTGAGCCTAACTTCGAAGATCCCGCGTTACTTGAACATTACGGAGCTCGTGACGCTGGTGATTGCGTTAAAAAGGCTCTAAAAGTCGGAGAAATCGTACTACTTTCGCAAAAGGTTTTAGAGGTCAGCGGATTTGATACGACTCTTAGTCAAGCAAAAAAATAATTCGGGACAGCGACCAAGCGTGGACGATTCACGTTATCTCTCAACATTATAAGATTCCGATGCATGAGGTGTATACGTGGACTGACGGACAAAGACTTATGAGTTACGCATCGATCGCTGTCCTTAATGAAGATGAAGAAAAAGCGAGAAAAGAATCGGAGAGGAGGTCGAAATAATTGGCGTATGATTTAACCGCCGTCTTAACACTAAGAGATAATTTTAGTCGTCAAATGAATGGCGCACTCCGAAGCATGCGAGAGATGGACCGTAATACACGTACTACTAGTTCAAGTATATCCAATTTACGAAATGTTGGCCGAAACGCGTTCGGCGGCCTTACTTCTGCTATTGGATCAACCGCAGCACAACTCGGAGTCGTAGCCGGAGCTGCAGGCGCTGTAGGACTTGCATTTAGCGGAATTCAAAAAGCGATGGACTTCGAATCGCAAATGTCAACGATCAAAGCGTTAACGGGAGCATCCGCCGCGGAAATGAAAAAGATGACGGATTTAGCGATGGAAATGGGGGCCAAGACAAAGTACAGCGCACTCGAAGCCGGGCAAGGTATCGAAGAACTCCTAAAAGCCGGTCTTACGCCTGCACAAGTAAAAGCGGGAGGACTTGAATCTGCGTTAAACCTCGCAACGGCAGGCGGGTTAGATTTAGCAAAAGCCTCCGAAATCATGTCGACAGCGTTGAATGCATTTAAGGATGATGCGATGTCAGCGTCCGATGCAGCAAATATCTTAGCAGGTACGGCGAATGCTTCAGCTACGTCAGTGGAGGAATTACAGTACGGGATAGCGCAAGTGGGTGCAGTTGCTTCTGGTATTGGTATGAGTTTTAAAGACGTTAATATTGCAATGGGATTATTCGCAAACAATGGTCTGAAAGGATCCGATGCAGGTACATCCCTAAAAACGATGTTGAGTAACTTAGAGCCCAAGACAAAGAAGGCAAATGAAGCGATGATGGATTTAGGGATCGTTACTCGGGACGGGGCTAATGCATTTTACGATTCACAAGGGAACATTAAGTCAATGGCATCCATAGCTGGAACCTTAAAAGAATCAATGAAAGGATTAACGGCTCAACAACGTCAAGTATATTTGTATTCGATGTTCGGTAGTGACGCAATACGTGCCGGTAATATCTTGTTCAAAGAAGGTGCGGAAGGCGTTAAGAAATTCACTAGTGAGATGTCTAAAGTAACTGCGTTAGATGTTGCGAAAGAGAAAATGAACAACGCAGCTGGAGCCGTCGAGCAGTTTAAAGGCGCACTTGAAACATTCCAAATCGCAGTACTTACTCCATTAATGCCTCTGATTAAAGAAGCCGCATTAAATATGGCTAACTTTATCGGAAACCTTAAACCGGAACAAATACAGGCGTTCTCAGATACGGTTAAAGGCGCATTTCAAACTGCCTATAACGTTGCATCTACGTTTGCTAAATTCGTAATTGAAAACTGGCCGGTAATTAGAGAAACCATTATCGGTGTCACAACTGCAGTAATCGCATTTAGAGCCGGAATGGCAGCCCTAACGATTATTCAGACGGTTAATACGTTAATGGCAGCATACCGAGCTGGAACGCTTCTCGCAACAGCGGCACAACTAGGTTTTAACGTAGCGTTACTCGCTAACCCTATCGGACTAGTAATCGCAGCAATCGCGGCGCTAGTAGCAATTGGCGTAGTACTATATCGAAACTGGGATACGGTAAAAGCCAAAGCGCAGCAATTATGGTCTAAATTCGGAAGTCTTATTACGAAAATACTAGCATTCTCCGGACCTATTGGAGCGCTTATCGCAGCCGGTATTAAGCTTTGTGGAAACTGGGATAAAATCAAGTCGAAAGCATCTTCCGTATTCGGCGCGGTTGGAAGATTCATAGACGGAGTTAAAAATAAATTCAACGGATTCGTTAGCGCAGTAAAGAACTTTAAGATGCCAAGTTTTAAAATGCCGAGCATTGGCGGTGCAAAATCCGGAGGCGGAAAGAAAGATAAATCGTCCTACCACGGTGAATCTTACGTACCACGTAACGGCATGATGTATCGACTTCACCAGGGCGAGCGAGTTCTAACAAAGAAGGAAAACCGCCAATTTTCGAAGGGTGCTGGAAACAACGTAATAATCAACATGGGTGGAATGACTGTCCGTGAGGAAGCCGACATCGACAAGTTCGCATCGGCACTAGCACGAAAAATCTATTTAGCAGGGGAGGCAGGCGCATAATATGGCGATCGAATTTTGGTTAACAAACGAACGAAATACGGAGCGTGTACGTCTGCCGGTAAATCCTGCAACGATTACAGTTTCGTCTCCTTTCGAATACAACGACGTAACTATTGCGAATTTTGGCGAAGCAACTATCTTCGGTGACCGTGGGCTAAAAGAGTTTTCGTTTGAAACGTTTTTTCCTGCGAGATACAATCCGGTTTACTGTTCGTACAAAGGGTTCAAAGCGCCGTATACTTACGTTCAAATCATCGAGAAGTGGCGCGACTCAAAACTACCGATTCGCCTTATCGTAACCGGCACGAAGATTAATTATCTCGTAACTATTCGCGACTTCTCATACGAAGTTGAACGGGCGGGCAATCCTGGCGATATTTACTTTTCGATTTCATTTAAGCAATTCCGTTGGATTTCCGTTCGTTACGAAGCGACGAAAACTACGCGACCTCCAAGTAATAAGAAGACACAACGTATCTATACGACAGTTCAGAACGATATTCTACTCCACATCGCAAGGCGCTTTTACGGTAACGACAATAAATGGATCGACATCTATAACGCCAATAAAACTAAAGTTAAGAAGCACGCTTATCTCGTAATTAAACCGGGCACGAAGTTGGTGATCCCGTAATGGCATCGACTAAGTATAACGTACAAAGTGGGTACGATACTGACCGTATTAATTTATCCATTTTTTATTACGAAGGCAATCAAATGACGGTTGTAAACGACATGAATATGGGCGTATCTATTTCGGGCGATTTAACGCAGGCCAGCCGAAAATGTGAGATATCGCTTATTAATACGGTCGACGGACAAAAGCGCAAAGTTTACTTTAAGTTAGGGCGAAAGATCCGTATTATGGCGGGAAAAGAGGAGCTATTTCAGGGGATCATCTTCGGTTATGATATCGACGATAGAGGGCAAGAAACAATCACCGCATACGACGCGAATCATTACTTAACGAAAGTTTCCGATAGTTTTAGATTCGATAATAAGAAGGCGTCCGACATTGTTAAATACCTCTGTAAACGATTCGGTATCAAAATGGGGAAGATTTCGGATACTGGCTACGTTATTCCTAAGTTGATTCTACGTGATAAAACGTTATGGAATGTTATTATCATCGCGTTAACTGAAACTTGGCAGAAAAACAAACGTCAATTTTCGCTTCAGTCAAAAGGCGGTGTACTCAACTTAGTCGAGCGGAAAGAACAGCTTACGCGAATGTACATCGAAGATGGAAGAAATCTGATCGGTGCTACTTACAGCACTAACATGGACGACGTTAAAACGCAAGTCAGCCTAACGGGCGGAGACGAAGAAAAACCGATTCACGCATTCGCTGTTGACACAAACGCTAAAAATGTCTACGGAACGATGCAGCACTACGAACATGTTAGCGAAGTAACTGATACGAAAAAACTACAGGCACTCGCTAAAAGTATGTTACCGCGGATAAATAAGCCGGAACAGGAATTCGACGTGGAATCACTCGGAATTATGAACGTCATAAGCGGATCTTCTATTCTAGTTCGCGAATCTATGACACAGATTTCCGGGGCTTTTTACGTTGTCTCAGATACGCATAACTTTCAGCCGGACGGATTTCATACGATGTCTCTTAAACTATCGCGCACATTCGATATTCCGGAAGAAGATTACGATCCGCCGGAAGAGAAGAAAGCAACGACGACGAGCGGTAGTAGTTCTAGCGGAACAACAACTACGACTACTGTGACGCTTAAAGGCGGTAAAGCAAACGTTCCTCAACTTGTTCGTAAATGGGAACCGACAGTTCGTAAATACGCTAAACAGTACGGCATCGAGGGTTATACCGAATTGCTACTCGCATTCATGATGCAAGAGTCAGGCGGCCGTTATCCGGATCTGATGCAGTCGAGCGAGTCGTTGGGGTTAGGGCGAAATGTATTACGTTATGAAGCGTCGATTAAGCAAGGCGTTAAGTACTTCGCGAATACGTTAAAGAAATCTAAAGGCGAAGCGAAACTCGCTTTACAGGCGTACAACTTCGGCGAAGGTTTTATTCCTTACGCATTAGCACGCGGCGGATACTCAATGGCAAATGCGAAAGCATTCTCGTCTATGATGGCGAAGAAACACGGCTGGAAACGTTATGGTGACGTTAACTATGTTCCGCACGTACTTCGTTATTATACAGGCTCTCTGACGCCGGTAAAAACTACGACTACTACAACGACAACTACGAAGGTTACAAACAGTACCGGATTTATTCGACCGTGTGAGGGCGTCGTGACCAGCGAGATGAAGCAACGTTGGGGACGTGCGCATGAAGGACTTGATATCGCGAAAGCCGGCACCGTACCAATTAAAGCGGCAGCAAGCGGAACCGTTTCGAAATCTTATGTATCGGCATCTTATGGCGAAGTTATCTTTATCGTTCATAACATCAACGGTCAAACATTCGAAACAGTTTACGGTCATATGCGTAAAGGATCACGTCGATTTAAGGAAGGCGACAAGGTAAATCAAGGAACGCAAATCGGAATCATGGGCAGTACCGGACGATCAACCGGCCAACACTTACACTTCGAGATACACAAAGGGCGCTGGAAGAATCCGGTCAATCCGCGTAACTATATCAAATTCTAAGGAGGCGACAGTATGACAAAACCGCAAGGGAACGGAGCTTCGCAATTAGTTCAATTGATGCGGCTACATGGACATAACAAGGATATTACTTTCGAGTTAGGCACAGTCACATCTGCGCCTCCGGAAGTTTCAATTCGCTTAGATAGTGTCGAATTTGACCTCGATAAGAGCGATTTAATTTTCGCTAGTAGAGCAACTGAATCGTTACAGCCGAACGACCGTGTTATTGTCGCGTGTGACGAAGAGCATAAAGTTTTCTACGTAATAGATAAGGCGGTGATTTATTAATGCCTTTAGTACCGGATTTTAGCGAAGAAGAGTTAGCGGAACTACTTGCCGAAGCAGAAGCGCAAGAGGCTATCCAACCTTCGAAGACATACAAAATCGACTTTGAAAACGGCCGTATTGGCGGATTCATTGACGAGACAGAAGCATTAAAGCAAGCCGTTCAGAAGGCGTTAATTACAGCCCGAGAACGGTTTTCTATTTATACGGACGCTTACGGTTGCGAGATCAACGACTTAATCGGAACAAACGTTACTAGAGCGCTTATTGAAACGGAAATTCCTAGACTAATCGAAGAGGCGTTGATATACGACGACCGCATAGATAGTATATCCGATTTAGAAACTTCGTTTTCGGGAGATACCGTTACAATCTCGTTTACTGTCGTCTCTGTTGGCGGCGAAGAACTCATATTCGAAGCATTGGAGGTGTAAAGATGACGATTTTTGACGGTGAAACTTACGAAACCATTCTCGACAGGATGTTATCGAGGTTATCTTCCGATTTAGATAAACGTGAGGGCTCAGTTATCTTCGATTTACTCGCGCCCGTAGCGATTGAGTTTGCGCAAACTTATATCGAAATGGATAACGTTCTCGACCTCGGATTTGCTGAATCGACTTACGGCGAATACCTCGACCGCAAAGTACTCGAGCAGGGACTCGTACGTAAAGAAGCGATCAAGGCAACTGGTAAGATTACGTTCGTCGGACCGGAAGGGTTAGATATTCCGTTAGGTACGCGCGTAACGACCGAAGACGATATTTCGTTTCTTACAACGGAGTCAGTTACGGTCAATAACGGATCAGCAACAGCAGCGGCTGAAGCAGAGGTCGGAGGTTCAGACGGAAACGTTGGCGCTGACACAATTACAAACACGGACGTTTCCGAAGTTGAAGGTATTATTAGCGCTACAAATAAAGACGACTTCAGCGGCGGAGTAGACGAAGAATCAGACGAAACCTTATACGCTCGTTATCTCGAATTCGTGCAGCGTCCTATTACGTCGGGCAATAAATATCAATACGAGTTATGGGCGAAGGAGATTCAAGGTATTGCGGTAGCGACGTGCTATCCGTTGTGGAACGGGCCCGGCACCGTGAAATTAGTCGTAGTGAACGATGAGAACCGAAGCCCAGCGCAATCTGTTATCGACGAGGTAGCGGCTCACATTGAAGAGGTAAGACCGGTAGGGGCTGACGTAACAGTAGTCGGAGTTACCGAAATCACAATCGACGTAGCTGCAACGATTACGCCGAATGATTCCAGCGACACTTCAACGATTAGAGACTCGGTTATGGAGCACGTTGAAACGTATCTTAAAACGTTCACGACTGGCAATCAAATCGTTCGTTATTCGCAGATTGGTAACGCCATTCTCGACTCAGACAACGTTATCGACTTCACGGGCTTAACGGTAAATGGCGGAACGGCCAACATCGCTATTGAAGCCGATCAAGTTCCGGTTATTGGTTCCGTAAATATAACGATTAACTAAAGGAGGAAAACGCATGACAGCAATGAGCAACTATTTAGAAAACGTACTAATTAACGCAACTTTACGCGGTCAAACATACACAGCACCTACGACGGTCTATTTGGCGCTATATACAAGTAATCCGACTGATTCGGCTACGGGAACGGAAGTTGTAGACGGAGGTTATGTTCGTCAGATTATCTCGTTCGGCATTCCGTCCAACGGCGCATCCTCTAACGGATCAGACGTAATCTTCCCTATCGCAACGGCGAGTTGGGGTACGGTTACGCACATCGCCATCTTTGACGCACAGACTGCCGGAAACTTACTTTACTACGGAGCATTGACCGCATCGAAAACCATCGCATCGGGCGACCAATTAAGGGTGGCGGCCGGAGATATCACCGTCACACTAGCGTAAAGGCGGTGGATTAAATGGCGGAAATCTTACTCGGCCTTAATCAGCTTACTACATCGACCACAGTCACTGGAAACATGCGCTTGATTCAGCCGTTACAAGCTTTGATTAGCGGGTCCGCGGAAGAAACAGCTAAGGATTTATTGGTCGGAAAATATATTAGCGCGAGTGTAGATGCGAAAGACGCAGCGATGACCGGCTCCATGCAAAGATTCAAAACGATTAGCGCCGACTTAGTTTGCGAATCAACGCTCGACGCTTATTGGACGGAGCGTAATATTCGCCAGGACATGGGCGACTACATGCCGACTTACTACAAGGACATTCGTGAAGCAGTGGCGATTATCCAAACGGAAGCGAACGAAATTACTCGGATGCGGGCGCAACTAAACAAAGTATTCGATAACTTCTTTATCGTAAGCTCCGAGCCGATGCTTGATCGTTGGGAGGCGCTTCTTAATCTTACGGCTGGGAATCGTGACTTAAACGCTCGTCGTCAACGTATTATGGCGAAACTACAAGGCGCGGGTACCTCGACGATCGGCGCAATCAAGGCGTTAGTTGATTCGTTCTATACGTGTAAGGTTAGCGAGAAGAATCGCGAAAACACAATCGATATCCTTATTACAGGCTATCGCGGCATTCCGAAGAACTTTCCGGACATTGTGGACGCAGTTAACGAAATAATTCCGGCTCACTTAGCGGTTCGATTCGCATTCTCGTACGTTCAATGGTCCGACGTCGAAGCCTCGTTTATGGAATTCTACGATGTAGACAACGTAGAGTGGGAGACATTAGAAGTTTCGTACCCGCAGCCGCCAACGACTCGCTTAACTTGGACGCAGTTAGAAACGATGCAGCAAGCGCAGACCGACATCATTCAATTCAGCGTAGATGATACGCGACTAAAATTCGACTAAGGAGGCGATGTTGAGTGGCGTCTAAACAAACGGCCAATCTCGGCCTGAACAAATGGGAACCGACCGATTTTATCAAGCGCGACGAATTTAACTATAACTTCGATAAGATTGACACCGAAATTACAGCACGTTACAAAACGACGGACTTTACCGGAAATAACATTGTTACGAAAATCAATGACGGCGCAACGACGGTTAAAATAAGCCCGACGAAGATTACATTTACTAACGCCGTTACCGCGCTCAGTAACATTACGCCAGCGCTAGGAACGATTACTTCCGGTACGCTGAACGATGTAATAATCAATCGCGGGACCGGTTCGTTTACTGGTGACGTTTCAGCGTCAACATTATCGGTTACATCGAACGTTATTAAATTCGGTACCTCTACGACAAGTATGGATAATACCGGAAATACCATGCGTTTAAAACAGAGCGACGCAAACTATTTCTCAATTAACGCTAACGGTGATCATATTCACTGGAAAGATAATAAAATGGTCCTTCGTATTGAAACTACGCCGGACAATCATTATATTCTCAAAAGCGGCTGGGTCGGCTTGAAATTTCTAACAAACAGTTACTCGATTCAAGCGCGACTAAATGATGATTCTGATTACGCCGATTTTTCGGGCAAGAACTTCAGAGCGACCGGTAGTTTCTACGGAATCGGAAATATGAACATCGAAAGTACAAACGGTTACGCTGCCGTAAACGCAGTCGGAAGTAATTCCCTTGTTTACCTACGAAGTACTAGCGAAACTCGCGTGGTAGATTCGAACGACTTCGGAACATACCGCGCTATTCGTGCGTCTGCCTTTCCGACAAACTCGTCCGTTACAGCAAAAACGAATATCAAGCCGTTTACCGAAGAAGCTACTCCGTTACTTAAAGACGTAAATATCTATCAGTATTACCTACAAAGCGATATTGATAACGGTATCTACGATAAACAAAAAATCGGGATGATTAGCGAAACGGTTCCGGCATTGATTCGTGATGAGAAGGGCGTAGATGTATATACGTTCTCTTCTATAACGTTTAAGGTTTGTCAAGAACAGCAGGCGGTCATCGAAGAACAAACGAAAAGAATAGACGATTTAGAGGCTGCGTTAGGTGCGATGACAGATACGATAGCAACTATTTCGGGAGGTGTCGAAGAATGAACGAATTACAACTTGATCCGCAACTATTAATCGAAGAATATGCGAAGTCGGACGCAGAGTTACGCCAAGAATTACATGCGTATAAAGCGTTGGTTCGCCAATTACAGACGCAATTGCAAGAACAGAAGCCGGAATCTGAAGACGAGAAATAGTAACGAAGTATAGACGTTTGGTGGCTCGCATTTATTTGCGGGCTTATTTGCGTTATAAAAACGAAAGGGGTCGATTGGATGGCATCGAACAAAACGCCTAACTTGAACCTGGAAACATGGGGAGAAATGGACTATTTTAAGCGCGCCGAACTGAACAGCAACTTTAGTAAATTAGACGAAGCTGTAGAAGTTTCGTTTATGAGGACCACGCACTATGTCGGTCTGATGGAGTATGAATCGTTAAAGGTTGCAGTTTCGGGAGGTTTTGATTGGCTACCAGTATTTAATGCGGCTATCGCAGATGCTAAGAGTGTACATGGAAAAGTCGTTGCACCCGCAGGCACGTTTGATTTTTATGGCTCTATCTCTTTACCTGACGCTGTAGGTTTCATTGGCGCAGGTGAAAGTCCGAATGGAACGGTTTTAAGTTATAAAGGGGCTACCGGGGTGTGGGCGATAAAAACAAGTGGATTACATCAACGGAATACTTTATCCGGGTTTAGACTTGAACTAAACAGCCGTGCCAACGGTATTATGCTCGGAGATTACTACGCAAACCTTCCTGCCGGCCAAGTTCCAATTACGTTTGACTTATCGGATATAGCAGTTACAAGTATCGGTAGCTCGTATACAGGTGTAGCTACTATAAATGCCTCACACTATACTTTTAGAAAAGTTAATATCGGCTACGGAACAACGGAAGGTCGAGGCTTATATATTACTGCTGACTACTATAATAGTGGTGTAGGAACGTTTATAGACTGTACACTCGGAAGAGTTGAAGGTAGTAGCGTTGGTCTAGAGGTAAGTGGAACTGTTAACTTGGATGGATTTAACTTCCTTAACTGTTATTACGGAGGTAAAACACCAATCAAACTGGGTAGTAGTGATACTATTATTCGAAATATCAATCTGAGCGGCCATGCAGAAGGTAAGAACGCGGGCAATACGGTTAATCTTATGGAGATTAATAACGTTATAGTCGGAAATATTACCGGAATGACTTTCGCAGGTTTCGGAGCAGCAAATACTAACGCTATCTCATTCAGAGGTTCGGTTGAAAAGCTAAATGTACTAGGTTGTGAAGTTAACGGTGTTATGGGATTTGTGTTCAAGAATGACGGCGCAACCTTAATTGAAGATTGTATGTTGCAGGCTGGACGTCTAACTAACGGAGCTACGGCTACACAATATGATAATATTTCTGACCGTAACTTTAAATTCTCTACAAGACGTTTCATTACGGAGAACATCAATACCAAAACACTGTATAGTGCAGATGGTGTGAATAAAGAATACTGGGGCACCGTTCCAGATGCTACGCAAGGCCATACAAGAGGAGACGGTATTAAAAATTTATCCCCATCAAGACAAAAAAATATACATTCTTGGAAAAATACCGTAACAGGAGCAGCAGGTGCTGGAACTTTCTTAGCGTACGGAACTGGTTGGGGCACTACTGCAGAGCGACCTACACTAACTTCGAAAGACGGCGGTTATATGTATTACGATACAACACTTCTTAAATTTTTATTGTGGGATGGTACTGTTTGGTTAAATTCATAGAAAATTTTCAAAAGGCATCCAGTGCGGGTGTCTTTTTTAATTTCATGAATTACCGGTCAGATAAAATAAAAGGAGGTAAATCTCTATGTCGTCAAATAAGACACCGAACCTTAATCTAGATATATGGGCGGAGATGGATTATTTTAAACGAACAGAACTGAACGGTAACTTCACTAAAATAGACGTAAAAGCAAAAGAAAATTCCGATAAAATAGGGGACATATCAAAATTACCGACATGGTTACAAGAAAGTTTATCTAAAGCAATCGAAGCTATCAACAACCATATAAGGCAATACGGAGTCAACATCAAGCAACCTCCGTATAATGCGTACGGTGACGGACTCAGCCATCCGTTAAGTACTCGCTATTCTACACTCGCAGCAGCACAAGCCGTATTCCCGAGTGCCACGGCGTTAACAGATGAAATCGATTGGTGCGCGATCCAAGAAGCGTTAAAGTCATCTATCAAAAACGTATATATCCCTGCCGGCGTATTTATGGTAAATAAAATGATAACTTACAAAGATAACGTAAGAATGTGTGGTGCGGGAGGTAAAGGAGCATCAGCTATTAAAACGCTCGCAACTTGGGACGTAGCTACCTCGCCTGCTGTTATCAAAATGTGCGGTAATGAAGGCGTTATCTCAGACGTAAATATTTCTTGCTTATCGATAACAGACTCGGCTCAAAAACCGGACGTTATTTTAATAGATCGAGATGCCGCAAGTAATAACGTTATTCCGTGGGAAAATACAATTTACAACGTTGTAACAAATGGCGGAAAAAACGCGCTTTGGGTAAAAACCGGATTAGAAACGCACATCACACGATGTCAATTCAAAACTGCGTCAGAAGCCGGACTTCTTGCTCATCAACCGGATATTTATATTAACGATGTTTCAACCGATAGTTGTAGACACGGACTAAGAACGTTAGGCGGATCTGTTACGGCGCATCACTTCCATGCCATTTATTCGAAAGAAGATGGATTTTACCTTGAAGGCGCGGATTTCTGCCAATTTACGGATTGCCATGCGGATACATCTGGTTGGTCCGGTTATAAAATTATCAACACAAAGCGGATTATGATGACGGCTTGCTGGGCGTTCAACAGCGGATCAACTAGTACGAATACGTATTCCGATTGGTCGTTAACCAACGTAACGGATAGCGTATTTACAAACTGTAACTCAAAAGGCGGAACAGTAGAAGCGCAAGGATACGTAACAAAAGCGTCAGTGTATTTAGATTCAAATACCGCAAGAAACCATTTCGTCAACTGTACCGCAGCTACGACTCCATATGCAGCCGGCACGGATAACGGCGCAGACATTCTCATGAACCGAAATAGATTCGTAGCTTGTACGGGAGCGCTCGCTAGATATAACGCAAAAGACAATACGACAAAGCACGCGTTCAGTATTGCGGGATTGACAAACACGACGTTTAACAGTTATTTATTCTTTAGTCCGAACTTGTCGGCGAATGCCATGGTCATGGAAATCCGGATAACAGCGAGAGAAACAAACGCCCCACAAAACCTTTATTACGGGCGGATGTATAAAGCAATAACTAACAGTACGACGGCTACCGAAATGGCAATGGTTGATTTATTAGGTAGCGGATCAACAGCAGCGAAAAATTTCACGCTTACAGCTGCGCTACATGCCGACGGGGATAAAGTAACTTTTACATTGACGAATAATAACGCTAGTCAAACAATTAACTACGGTATTGAAGTCGAGTATATGCATCCGCCTAAATTCACCGCATAAATAAAACCTCTCTTTAATTAGAGAGGTAATTTTTGTTTAATACTTTTTAGTTGTAAGTACAGAGATTTAGGTAAGAATCCGGATAGTTGTTTGATTTGTCTATATTTATTTTTACTTGAAACTTTGTGGAAGAATGAGAAATCACTAGACGCTAACCATTGAAAATATTCTTTATATTCCGCTGGTACAGAAGGTTGATACTTAGTGTAGGCGTTCTTCATATCTTCCCACATATAAACTTCATCTTCACCGAGATTCCACTTTCCTTGCTTAAATTGTTTTTGTACGTATTCAACGTTCAATCCAGGGAATCCGTGATTACGAGCGTCAACGCCTTCTATCATTAGACCGGTCACTGTTCGGTTACATTTCTCACACTTACCACAGTTATTTCCGTCAGATGACGAATAACAAACGCGAATCATTAAATCTGGGTCATCTTTTTTAATATAATTCGATATTACGTGGATTTTGTCCTGGCGTCCTAATTCGTAACCGTCATGTATCACTTCTGTTTCCGACCATTTGACGTTATTATCTATAGTCGGATGTGAGCCCCACGGCGCCGAGAATGTTTCGGTATGTGTAGAAGGTATATAAATATGATTGAATCCTAACGCAAAACTGATAGGCGCGCATAGCCCAAGTAAAGCAAGACCGTGCTGAACTCCGCCCCACCAGTTTACGACGCTTTTTCCGTACTTAGCGTTCAAGGCTGCTTCGTTTATAAACGAGCGAAGATTTGATTTTATAATTAATGATTCATTTCCGTATTTTTGGGCGAAAGTATCAATGTTTCTTTTCACAAGATTCCAAGCATCTAATTGTTTTAGACTGATATCTGCTCCCCAAACGGTTACGAGAAACGGGTTATTTTCTTTATTTCGTATATATGTAGTTAGTGAGTCTGCTCCGCCACTAAATAAAATAGCTGGTCGGTCAGTTTTTAACTTCTTCTCACTAGTAACAAACGTACTTGCGTCTATATTACCTTTGAAGCTTATTTGCGGATACATCTTTTGGAACGATTGTTTTATTTTTTCCAAAGCGTTATAAAAATCTTCGTCGATCTCGTCTATGATTAATGTTGAATCGGTTGCCCAAACAATAGGCATAATGTTCGATAAAAACGGGATTACAAGGATGCTTTTCGGAACATTTGTGATTTCTTTATTATATTCAACAAAAAAACTATCTTCTAAGAAAAGATTTTTTAACTTTTGCGAAAACTCAAACGATACTTTAACACTATTTTTTGATTCAATACTGATATTTTTTATTTTAACTACTGGTTTCATTACCATTCTCCTAAAAGTTTTTTAAAAAACTTGTTTATACTACTACTTTAGCACGTTTTCGGAGAAATGGAAGGGTTTATATGTTATTTTATTGTAAAAATTGGTTAGTAGTTAGTAATTAAGAAGGAGGTGCGCAAATTGTCCGAACCAACTAATCGAGAGTTTGACGTAGCGATCGCATTGGCTCGTCTGGAAACGAAGTTAGACTGGGCGATGGAATCACGAAGTAAAGCGGAAGAAGCTGAGAAGAAAGCAGATCAAGCAATCTACTTAGCGAGTGAAAACGCAAGAGACATCTCACAGTTATCTACAACAATTAAGTGGGCGGTCGGTATTATTAGCTCTGTGGTTTTAGGAATCGCGGGGTTAGTGGTAACGATTGTTTTTTGATTGCGGTCGGACAGCCGCGCCCTCTCTCCAAAGTTATGCGGCGCCGACACTATATCTATGTTACTACATCTTACAAAGAAGATAAATAATTAATTTTATATGTTATAATCGTCTTACTATAAAGGCGGTGTATCTATGGATAAGAATAGTAGCTCATTCATTAGAGGTTTATACTATGCGTTGCCGATGTCCGCATCTCTGTGGATCATTATTATCTTAATTATACAAGAAGTTACCAAGTACATTTAAATTCTATCACAACCACTTGCTCGCTATTATTAGCGGGCTTTTTTGCGTTCAATAAAAACCGAAAGGAAGATGCGTAATGGAATTAAACGAATTATTAGCGAAAGCAGAGGACCGTTTATCGAAAATTCATCCAACGTTAGCCGATAAAGCACGTCAACTTATTGCGAAAGCACACGCGGAAGGAATCGACTTAGTAGTTACGCAAGGACTACGCACAATCGCCGAGCAAAACGCTTTATATGCGCAAGGACGTACGGCACCAGGCAAGATCGTTACGAAAGCAAAAGGCGGCTCGTCTTACCACAACTTCGGACTCGCTTTCGATATCGCCGTCCGCAACGCTGACGGTTCAATCGACTGGGATACTGCGAAACTATATAGCCGCGTCGGTCAACTCGGAAAATCAATCGGATTAGAATGGGGCGACGATTTCAAATCGATTAAGGATACGCCACACTTTCAATTGACGTTCGGACTTACGTTATCTCAGCTTCGTGCAGGCAAACGTCCTAGCGGATCTACCGTTACTTCAGACGAAGCAGCCGTTGTAAAGTTAGGCGCTAAAGGTGAGTTAATTACGGATACGCAGGCGAAGTTGACTTCGTTAGGTTTTGATTGTGGAACAGTAGACGGAATTGCTGGCGCTAAAACAGTCGCAGCAATTAAAGCGTTCCAGAAAGCGAATGGTCTAGGCGTGGATGGAATCGCAGGAACTAAGACACTTGCGAAACTAGCCGAATTAATCGCCGCAAAAGCGAAAGCGCCAGTAGTCGAAACTAAGCCTGCAGCGGAAGTTAAGCCGGAGAAGGTCGAAGCGGCGCCTGCTGAACCTGCGAAAGTAGAAGACGCGAAGGAAATGCCGAAAGTAACGTCACTAGGCGACAAGTATTCCGTCCAAGTTAAAGCGAAAGTAGCTACGGGAGTATACAAAAACGCAGATATCAGCGAAAAGACTAAAACGTTAAAAATAGGCACAGTATTCAGCGTTTACGGTTATACAACTGCAGCGTGGGCTGTTCCGGGCGGATTCGTCCAAATGAAAGACGTTGAGCCGGTTGCTGTTACGTTGAAGACGGGCGGCTTGAATCCGTCAATGGAAGCGGACTTCCGTACGTACTTGAAGAAAATCGGCTTAGACGGCGCGTTGAATCTAGCGAAAGGCGGAAATCCGAGCGCTACGATTACAGCTAGCGGACTGGGCCTTGTTAAAGTGCGTAAATTCCTCGATGAGAAAGGCTGGTACTATAAATGAAATTCCGATTCGAATATGTAATCGCGGTAATGGTGCTCACGATTTTAGGTGCGGCGCTTTTTTATTTTGACGACTCAGAAGTACGCAACACGATTATCACCGCATTAGTCGGCGCATTATCGGCAATCACAGCGTACTTTTTCACGAAGCATAATCCGAATAACAAGAACGACGACTAAAATATTTGAACGATTGCGAATCTTTTTTCGTTTTCGTTCGTACATAATGGTAATATAAGAAAATAACGGAAACTAAACGGAGGAGATTTCGATGAGTTGGAAAGAATTGTTTCGTCAGCGCATTACGCTCGACATATTAAGCGGAGGTCACGTATTGACAGATAAAATGATACCGGTACCGATTCGCAATGCAAGCCTCGTCAAAGGCAACAAGCCAGGCGAAGTTATTACGGAGTTACCTTTCGCGGATAAAAAGCGTTGGCAGCTCGTTAATATCGAATGGTCGCAGTCGGGAAAACGAAGCGTAGGCAAGGCGGCTGGCGGAGCAATCGTAGGAACACTCGTCGCGGGACCGTTAGCCGGAATCGCTGGCGCTGCGGTAGGCGGACGACGTAAAGACACATCGAAAGCCTACGTTTATCTGGTCGGCGAAGATGGCGTAGAACATGCGCTTCACATCCACTGCGATCAAAAACAATACGTAATGATTTCGGAAATGCTCGGTTAAGACGGCGCTCACCTTTCGCGGGTGGGCGCTTTTTTTCGTTTAGAGGTCGAAGAAGTCCTCCGCCTTCACATTCGGATCTAACTTCCGCAACGCCTTCATAATTTTACTCAGTGTCTTGACCGTCGGCGAGTAGTTCGGATCGCTGCACGCTCGGCTTATCGTCTCCTTATTTACGCCTGCAGCTTTCGCCAGTTCATTCTGCGTACGACCTTTCTTATCTAAAAATCGACCAAGCTTCGTTCGTTTCTTGCCTGTGCCCCACATTCGAATTACCTCCGTTTGATTTCGTTAGCAACAGCCTCGCCAACCTTTACGGAAATTATTCATTAAATTACAAAAAACCGTAAACATAACCAACCCTACGCCCATATAGTATTTTAAAGCTACCGTCGCTTCTCTCCACTCCGTTCCTTTTCGCTCCTAACAAGACTGCGGTAGCCTACTCTCGCTTAGTCTCAACGTATTAAAACCGCGGTAGCAGGTTCCGCGGTAAAAACTGCGGTAGCAACCGCGGATTATCGGAGGTATGTACAATGAAAGTACAAACGATTAAATTCAACGATTTTATGTCAAAGAGCTACCGTTATGAGCCACGAAAAATCAGCACGCCGATCTACTCTTTCGGCTTCACCTGGGCGGGATTCTTCAACATGTCTCCCGAAATCGCCGGCGCTTATTGGCTCGTCTCAGCAGTCGGCTTGACCGCGATAATATCCAACCTTCTCGAAAATCATTTCGCCAGCCGAGGCGCGTCCCAAGCGGCAGAACTAATCGCCGGCGCTGCCAACGTCTTAATGCCCGTCACATTCTTCGGCTTTCTAATGGCGTTTCTATGGAGGTTAGTCGGATGAGTATACGTAACTATCTAGCGCAAAAGAAAACGCTGAGAATGGCGCGTAGAGCGTTAAAACGGGCATTCAATGCAGGCGGCATTTATATCGCTCACAAGAACAGCGGCGGCAAGCAAATTCGCCAGTACCCTCGCCTGCTTGATATGCGACCGAACACTGAATCGGAAACATTTACGTATGTGTTTTCACTTCCGTTGGGGTTTTCGCCAGATGAGCTCCGCAAACGCGAGTATGTATTCCGGCAGGCTTTCGGCGGTAATATCGAGTTAGGCGGCGAAG